AACAGGTGTTGTAGGTCCACTATCGGTATGAACTCCATATTTTCCTCCAGGTGCTACATAATGTGTAAACTGTAAACCTTCGCCTAAACCTATTAAATCAAAATTAAATTCTGTTTTATTAACTTGTAAACTTGCATCTGTTATTCTTCTAAATAACCACTCTGCATCTTCACCTAATATCCATGATATATTACTTTCTCTAGTAGGATCATTTTCTCCATTAAAAGTTATACCTTTTTTAATTTTTTTAGATAAACCTAATTTTATAATTGATTTACATTCTTCATCAGAAATAAAATTTTCTATAGCACAGTGTAATTGAACTGTATCTAATTTAAATGGCCACAACATCTTTAATAACTTTCTATAATGTAGCTTATGCTACAAAAAACTTAATCTATTTCAATCTGAATCTGCACCCAATTTTGAGCATCTTCATCCCAATCCCAATACATTCCTGCTTCAGCATCTGTTTCTGGTTGAGCTACAGGAGGAGTCCATGAAGCTGTAGAAACTGTCCAAGTCCATGAAGGAAAAGGTTGTACGGGTTGAAAATGATTTTCATCAGGTAGCCAATAACCACCTATATCTGCATAATTTCCTCTAAATGCTTTTGATTGATCAGCAGATAACTCACCATCAGTATAGTGTTTTTTTCCTAATGTATTATATGAAGTCTGTACATATGTTCCTGGTCCTAAAGTATTTTCGCAAAATGCTATACCTGTTGCTTCATCTGGAACTTCAGAATTGTCTACAACAACTACATTAATTACTTTATTATCTTCATCTACTTTCGCAAAATGTGCCATGTTATGCTTTTACCGATCCACTTCCATTATATTTTAAAACTGTATAATCACCTTGTGTACTTTCAGTTGGGCTACCTGTTGTAACACCACTGTAGTAAGCAGTTGGTAATTTAACGATAACTATACCAGATCCACCGGATGCACCAGATTGACCAGAAGTTCCGCCGCCACCGCCGCCACCTCTATTGGTACCGCCGCTTTGCTTACCTCCAGCTCCGCCGTTTCCGCCGCCGCCGTTTCCGCCAGGGCCTGCAGTTGGATTTCCCCAACCTCCAGCTCCGCCGCCACCGCCGTAATATGTACTATCTATTGGACTTGAAATTCCTGTACCGCCAGATCCACTGTCTCCACTACCGCCAGATCCACCTGATCCACCGCCAGCTCCTGTTGAACCTCCGCCGCCTGGATAACCATAAGGGCCTCCTGAACTACCTCCGCCAGATCCATATGCTTGGCCACCACCGCCACCGCCTGGTGCCGTTGTTGCAGGTGATCCTCTACTACCACCGCCAGCTCCGCCGCCGATGTTTGGACTTGCTCCTTGAACTTCTGAAGCACCTCCAATTGAACCTCTTCTGTAACTTCCACCACCACCGCCACCAACTGTGACTGGGTATGTAGTACCTCTATTAAAAGTGTATGCTGCGTTGTGGAAATATCCACCGCCTCCAGCACCTCCAGCAATGTCTCCACCGCCTCCAGCTCCACCTGCTACGACTGTAAATTGTACTTCGTATTCTGGTGGTAAACCTAGACCTGTAATTCCATATGCTGATGCGGCCCCGCCGCCTCTTGTACTTAATAGTGGCATAATCTTTCTCCTCCTAATCTATTATGCGAACTGCGTTTGTGCAGCTAGCGCTGTAAATGTTGCATCTCCAGTTTTAATAATAGTGTAGGCATAAACATCATGAGAACTTGCGTTTCCTCCTGAAGGAGCTGAACCACCTTGCCATTCTGGAGTTATAGCACCACCATCAATAGTTACTGCGTTATTGTAATATGCAGAACCACCTTGTGGTACAATATGACAGATAGTGATTGACTCACCTGTATCCATAATAGAATTTAAAGAATTTGAACCGTCTCCTCTAATATTTAGAGTCCAGTTACCTGCAGCGTTAGAAGTATAATTTAAAACTGCTTGAGTAAGTACATCATAGTTAAGTGTACCAGTCGCTGCTGTTGCAGAAGTTGTAACTTTTTCTGCTATACTTTCAATTTTACCTTGACCATTAAAAGTTGCTCTACCAACTCCTTTTGGAGTAAGATTTAAATCTATATTAGTGTCACCACCAGTCGCTGCAATAGCAGGTGCATTACCTGTAGCCGCATTAGTTAATGTAAATTCGTTAACTGCAGAACCAGTTGTTGTAAATAAAAGTTGTTCATTTGAGTTTTCATCTAAAATACCATGAGCTGTATCTACAATAATATTTTGACTATTTGTATCTAAGTCTGCTGAAAGTTGTGGTGAGTAGTCAGATGATAATTCTGTAAATGCTGTATCAACAACATTAGTACCATCAGAGTAAATCATTTTAGTACCTTTGTCAGTCGCTGCCCAAGTTACACCTGTTCCAGAAGAAGTTTTAAAAGTTACTGTATGAGATCCAGAAGTTGCGTTATCTACTACGAAAGTTTTTTCAATACCATCAGGAATAGTTACATTAACTGCACCCGCAATTGTTCCGATTAATTTTAATACTGCATTTTTACCGTTAGAAATTGCACCATTTGTAAAAGTTAAAGTTGCTCCAGTTGTAATAGCAACTGCTTCATATCCACCGATTGCTTGTTCTACGATTAATAAGTTTGTGTTTGTAATTTGTCCCCAAGTTCCTGAGTTTTCACCTGTTGCTTGGACTGTAAGCTTTAAACTAGCTGATGTAGAGTTTGCCATAATTTTTTTTCTCCAATGTTCTTAATTTATTAAAATTTTGTTTAAGTGTCAAACACTTATTATGCAGCGTTGGTATCAACCGGTTTCCATCCTGGAGGGTCAATTGGTGCTGTGCCTGGATCTACTCCATTCCAAATCAGTACATTTGTACCTGTTCCTTGAGCCATTGTCAATAAGTTTCCGGTAGGAATTACATTACCATCTCCTGATACTTCTGAAACACTGTTTAAAGTTGCTGTTAATGCAAATCCAGTTATTACTGCTGGTGTAATATTTTCTACTTGTATATTACCTAAATTTAAAGTTAATGGGAAAATATCATCAGTATCAGGTCTATATAAACCATCACCCCATGTAGATTCTCCCCATGTTCCATCGCCCCAATTCATTGCTGATAATGGAGCTATATTACCATCTCCTATAATATTAAAATTATTAGAACCAGGTACAGCTAAAGCCATAGCCATAGCTTGACCTGTTACCACTGCATCTGGAGCAGGATCAACACCACTAAAGTTTTCTAACATTGACATTGTCAATGTTTCTAGTTGTGCATTTCCATAAGCACCAAATCCCCAACTAGATTTTTGACCCCATGTTGAAGCTGATGTACTAGATACCTCTGCAATAGTAACAGCTTCTCCAACAGCATTACCTAAAACAATAGACATTGGCAGGCCGGTAGGTTGACCAAATGCAGGATTGAAATTTATTTGAGCGGTCATTGGAAGACCTGTGACTTGTTCAGTAAATGAAGCGAATGCTTCTAAAGTTCCTGTATTAACTGTTAATGAATTTCCTGTAAGAGTTAAATTAGAATCACCATCAAATGATAGACCAGCACTTCCTTCAGCTGCAGTCATACTTACGCCAGTTACAACGACACGTTCTGTAGACTCACCCCAGTTTTCTGCACCCCAAGCATCTCTACCCCAACCAACAGTTATTTGATTATCAACAGCTACAGAAGCTAAATTCATTGGAAGTGAGAAACCTGATGCTTCTAAAGTTCCAGCAATACCCCAACCTAATGTTCCCCAGGTAGCTCTACCCCAACCATTATTAATTTCACCAGAAATATCTAAAGAACCTAGATTAGCAGAAAGATTTTGTCCTGTAATAGGAGCACTAGCATTACCAAGAACTCCCCAACTTTGAAAGCCCCAAGTAGCAGCACTCCAACCTTCAGCACTAATAGAAAAAGTTCCACCCATTCCAATTCCATGAATATAACAAAGCCAATAAAAATCGCTGGAAGATGAGGGAGTAACTTCTACATAACGAGTTGTAGCTGCATTAAAAGTTGTTGTGTTTATATAATTAGTTGAGTTACTTATTCCATCTAAATAATAAGTTACTCCTGTAGAAAACATTCCAGAAGTAGAAGTGTTTGTAGAAAAAATTAATGGGTGATTATCATTGGTAGCATCACTTTGTTCAAAACGCAAAGTAGCACCTTCAGGCCAAGAAACATTATAATCACTTGGTCGTGTTCCATCTAGGTAATAAACATTTCCCGAGCTTCCGCTCGGATAAGTCGGACCTGTGGCTACAGTTACAGTATAAGTTTTATCCGCCATAGGAGTCTAGCTCCTATTAGCCCGATATTCTTAATATCGCTGCAGTTGATGTTGGCGCTGGAAACTGAATTGTGAAAGTTCCTGATGTAGCTGTTTTATCTGCTCCAAAATCTAAAACACACACTGATGCATTAGTTGTATCAGAAGATGTGTTATAAATTAAAGCACCTCTTGCAGTTAAAGTAACACCAGTGAAAGATCTATCTGCAAAATCACATCTTGCAACACCTGCAGATATAGAAGTTCCAGAGTTAACTAGTGCGCCACCTCCAGCTGTATACTGTCCTGTATTAGAAACTTCTGAAGTTGCTGTGTAGGCAGTTGTAGCTGAGTTTAGAGTTGCTGTTGAAGAGTAAAGAGCTAATTTAAACTTGTCACCACCAGTTTGTTTGAAATTCATGTCAGCTTCTAAAAGCTGTTTTTTAAATGAATTACAAATTGCTTGTTGTATTGCCATAGTTTTATCTCCTTATTTTCCTATTCGAGGAACACCACTTTGGTATTCATCTCGTCTTCTTCTTCCCATTTGTTCTATTGAGAAGCCTTCAACCACTTGTTTATACTTTTGTTCGTATAATTGCAAGAGGTCTTGTGGGCCTTTTAAAAATCCATAAGCCTCAACTAGGCATGCATATAAAAGTCCGTTGGGAAAATTTAAACTTAGATATGTAGTAGGAATAGTACTAGATAATCCAGCATCTTTCAAGATATAATTTAACTGAATTGTGTAAGTCGCATCTGGAGTTGGAGCGAATACTAAATGATTTTTATCCCACCAACTATAGTATTTTGGAACTCCTGTAGTTTCTAGGTTATTAAATTCTGACATAAAACTAGTATCTCTCCATTGTAAAAAATCTCTATTATTAGCTGAAGATGTTCCATCAGAATCTACAATTTGAGCAGATCTAATAACTAAAGTATTATCTGGAGTTTGAATAAATCTTGTATTTAAAACTAAATTAGCTGTTGCATATCTTCTATTATTATCAGAGTCTACATCTCTAAATATTCTTAATTCAGCATCATTAATTATACCATTTAAAATAGTATCCGATAAAACTGAAGATCCAACTTCTGTGTAATCTCTAATCTTTTGTTTTAATTCTGTGTATGTCATCCTTGTTTAGTATCCAGGGGTCCAGCTAAGACTTGAATACCTCCTCCTGTTTCTGTACTCGAAGCATTTGAAACCAAGTTAAACGTATAACTATTTTCTAAAGTTATTGTAGAAGGTTGTCCTGCTTGTTGTTGAGTTGTTTGTATCATAGTTATTGAATAACCGCCAACAATAATTGCACCTGAATTATGAGCACTAGCCGTTGTATTTTTAGGTAAGACTCCCCTAAATTGTGCATTAGTTCCTCTTATACATCCTGTTAAATCATTTCCTGATTTTCCAGAATATTGAATTACTTCATTATTAAAATATGAATCTCCATCATCTGATACATCTACTTTTTCAATCATAAAAAATCCTGATGTAGGAAATTCTGTAGCATCAGTTAAAGTAATTGTTGTATCTGAAGATGTTATGTTTGAAGCTAGCGTTGTAGTTAATTCTAATGTAGATTTTAATACACCACCAACATTTACAGATTTAACTGATTGAAATCTTACAATATCATTATTTACTCTTGCACTGTTAGGTTCTGATACAGTTACTAAAGTTGAACCTGAAGCTGTTGTAAAAGGATCAAGAGGTAAAAAATCTGTAGTTCCAAATTCTGTTCTTGCAGGTCTTGCTTTTTCTAAACCTTGTGGATCAGCAACAAATGGTCTTGGTTCTAATTGTGGTTGCTTACGTTCGTATTCTGAATAATGTACAAATGCACCATTCCATTCTGTAACCATTTCTCTCCACGGAAAAGCTAATCCGCTTCGATCAGAGATTGCTAAAGCGTGTTTCCCTTTTGCAAACTTTGCCATTAGATCTCCGGATAATAAGTTTTAGGTGATATGTAAACACTAGCAGATGAACCATCTTCAGCTAATGCTCTTTGTAATTCATCTTCGTAAAGTAATTTCATTTCTTGTGTTCTTTGAGGTGCTTTCTTTTGTGAAACATAATAAGCTAAACCAGCACACATACAAGGTACAAATCTATTAACTACATCTGCCTCATTAGTATATTTACCTGCGTCTTGTAATCTTTGTATATAATAAAAATACATAAAGTCTCCAACTTGTGAAGTCCCTGGAGTTAAATATAAAGTTACTGTAACTCTATTTATAAATCTTTGTACCCAATATTGAGAAGGTTGACCGGTAGAAGTTTTATTTGAAAAAGCTGAATATTGTGATCTGTTTACTTTCGCTAAAGGTGAATCTACATTAGCCGAAGTTCTGTAACTAGATTCTAAAAGATCAGAAGCCATATTTACAAAATTAGTAACTGAATCATTTTGTGCATGAGAAGCAGCTGTTGTGTCATCAATTCCTCTATCAGCTACTGAAGATACAATTAAGTTTAAACTAGAGATAGAACTATATTTTATTATTTCATTATTAATTTTTATTTTTCCAGAGTCAGGCATCTGGGCCACAGAAGCAACAGGAATAGTTAAATCAGTAGCATTAATAGCAGATGTTATAGTAGTTGTAATTCCATCTGATGCACCATCGCTTGGTGATCTAAAAATTACATATTCGTTTTGACCATTAACTAAACTAAATGCATGTTCTCTTACTTGCCAAAAATGAATACCTCTGTTGTCCCATTCTTGAAGCATTATGTTTAATGATCTTCTAGCAGAACGCAGGTCATTACCTGAGTAATCAAAGAAACCTAATCTTTCAAAAGCTTCAGTTATAATATCGTCGATCGAGAATGTTTTCTCGAATGTAGTTGTGCCCGAAAAAGCCAAGTTGCCTCCTACGAGTTACTTCCGCCACTATGCATTACAGTTACACTGTGAATATGTTCAGTAGTGAAAGCTGCGTGCAAACCATCTTTAAATAAAACAGGGCCTGGAAAATTAATCACGATAGATTCTGCCACTGCAGGTGTTCTAACTTTAAATTTTATAGTACCTGTAGATGATCCATCACGAAGAACTAAATTTCCAGCAGTTGCTAGACTATCAATATAAAGTCCATAAACTCTTGTTCTTCCAACTTGAACAGTTGTAGCTTCCGTATTTACAAATTGTGCTTGTAAATCTGGGGATGATCCAAATGTTGACATAATTTTTCTCCTTAAAATTTATATGTGGGGCCGAAGCCCCACACTAATTATTAGTCTACTCTATTTCCTTCAGTTGCAGTACCGTTAAAGTTCTGTAAGTAAGTAATAGATAAGTATCCAGTACCAGCACCAGTATTAGATGCGTTAGCTGAAATTTTAACATCTGTACCAACATTATTAGTTGCTGCTCCAGATATATCTGCCCAACCAACTGCAATACCAGTTTTAGCTGCTGTAACTCTGTGGTTACCAGCTGAACCAATTGCTTCTGCTGCTACATAGTAGTCAAGATCAGTTCCGTCACCAACGTTTAATGTATCTGCTGCACCGTTAAATGCTACAAGACATAGAAAATTAATTTCTATAATTCTTGAGTTAGCAGGTAATACAAGTCCAGTATCAACAAAACTTCCAGCTGAAAGAGCTGCTTGAGTTAGTAATCCTGATGATTGAGTCATTGATACGAAACCAACGTTTCTTAATGAACCAACTGTAGTACCAGTATCTGTTCTTATGTTTCCGGCTTTTAAAGGACCAGAAAATGATGATGTTGCCATGATTATTCTCCTAGTTAATTCCACATAGTCTCTAGGCCGTCGACTATACTGCGTCTATGCAGAATATTAATTTATGTATAGTGATTAATTTATATACTAGTTTTTAATAGAGTGCAAGAGAGCCTGTAGTGTGGAGTGGATTTTTCCAACGATGTAGCTTTTTGTTTAAGTAGCTACGGAAACTTGCGGAGCAGCGCCATCAACTTTATTACGTAAATGTTCTCTCTGCGCTTCTGCCATCTTAATATGACTTAAAACATCTCGAACTTTTCGATCTATCTTAACCATATTGAGAGTATATCTACCCTCTTTAAGATGCTCTTGCTCCCACTGTAGATCTAGACCCCTCTTTTGTTGGTAAAGGTCTTGTAAGTGTTGCATCATTTTTTCCATCGATAACTTCCTCATAAGTTATTCTGTTAATCTTGTTATCATAAGATATTCCAAGATTTTCCCAAACTATACTTTTTTCTCCTAACTTGTCAAGTACAGCCTTTTCTAAAGAAATTGGGTCATCTTCACACTCAACAGTGAATTTAGCATGATGATAATAAGCCCAGATATTTACGAGGAATTGTGTCATTTTTACCTTTCTAGTTTGTAATTGTGTCTAAACTGTGTCATTCAAAAAATATTTGTATTGTTTCTCTTATTGGAGAAGTTGGACTACTAATTGATGTCCCATGAAGTATATTTTTATTATTAATTACAGCAGAATTATATTTAGGAACATACGCTTTTAAATCTTCACCTTTTTCATATAAAAACAATCCTCCATAATCTCTGTCCCAAGATTCATTTAAATAAATACTTGAAGAGAAAGCATAAACGCCATCATTATGAAAAGGAATAAAACTACCAGGGTGCCATTTATAATAATTTACATGAGTTAAAGGATGTTTTTCAAGATCAACATAATCAGCATAACAATTTATAATATGTTTATTAAAAGGAGTATGATTTAAACGAAAAACATCTACACGAGCAGAATCGTGTACAATTCTTGGATCCCAACCATTATGATTAGTAAGTTCAGGTTGTTCTTTATTAACATAGTTTTTAATTTGTAGAATTAAATCTACAGGCAAAACATTATAAATAAAAAATACATTACTCATTCTATCTTTCTAATTTTTAAAGTGAGGCGGACCAAAGCCCGCCTCAAATTTTTACGATTAACTTGCTCCTGAAGATCCGAAGATACCTCTATAGTCAGATACACCAAATCTGTATCTTTCTCTAGCTTTGTATCTTACGTTTCCAGTATCAAAATCACCTTCCATTGCTGTTCTAATAGGTGTTCTTTCAAAATACTTCATTCCGTTAGGAACATCAGTAATGAAGAAGTACGCATTAGGATCAGTTAAGAAATTGTTCACTCTGTAACCTTGAGGAACCATTCCCATAGAAACGATTGCATTGATATCGTTATCAGCAGTGCCAGTTCT